CCAGACTCTTTGGGTGTAAGAACGGTATCGAACCGTCTTCTGTAGATTCACAGTCTACCGCTTCACCTTAAAGCTTCAAACACCATATTAAAAAGATAACAATGTGTAGGATTCGAACCTACGGTCCCTTTACGGGACACCCGTTTCCACGGGTCGCTTTAAGCCTCTCAGCCAACGCTATTATCTGTACCATTTTTATTTATCACTTCATATCCATTATATTCTAAAATTTCTTTACATAACCCTAATAACTCATCAACACTAAAATTATGTTTCATTAAATTAACCTCTTTACATAATAAACCCAAATTATCTAATGAATTACCACCACCTTTTGATGCTGGGGTTATATGGTCAAAATGATATGAAGAAGTTTCATTTAAATTTATTTCTCTAACAGTAAGATAACATTTAGGGTTATCGCCTAACTTATTAATAATGTCAACATCATTAAAATTATTAGGGTCTTTATTAATTAAACCACCTTCATTTCTTCTCCTAAAATCTCTACCTTTCATATTAAAACCCCTATTTCTTTTAAAATTATTAAGTTTCTTTTTCATTGGGTTTTTATTAAAAAATTCTTTATTCCTTTTACTGTTTTTTTCTTTTTGCCCATCACTACAATGATATGAGATGGTGGAGGTTGAGCAACCTAATATTTCTTTAATTTGATTGTACGTTTTACCTTCAGCTCTTAATTTTAAAATTTTTTCTTTCATGGTAATCTTTTATTATAAATATCAAATAAAAACCCAAAGTTCGATTACCCACGAAAATAATCGAAAGCGGAGAGAGAGGGATTCGAACCCCCACACCTCTCGATGACCACGGTTTTCAAGACCGCTACGTTACCATTCCGTCATCTCTCCATTTGCATAGGTAGAAAGATTCGAACTCTCATTTGGAGGGTTGGAGCCAACCGTGTTAAGCCATTACACTATACCTACATTTTGCAAGAGCACTAGGATTTGAACCCAGACCAAGGGTTTTGGAGACCCGTATGCTACCGTTACACCATACCTGTGTGTTACCAATACGTCAAAGAACTACTATAAACGAAAAAACCTGATTCTTGTGGAATCAGGCTTTCGCTTTATAATGTTTTATTTTTTATCTATTTGTCACGATAAACAAAACATACCTGATTCATGTCCGAAAGAACGTCTAATGTTCCACGAATTACTATTATGAATATGTATATTAATTGTTTTCATGTTTTCTATAAATATATGTTTATTTCTAAATGTTTTACAAATGTACAAATTAATTTTTTAATATGCAAGTTTTATTACAATTATTTTTAAAAAAGAAAGAGAAAGTGAAGGTATGTTAACCCCTTAACGCTTGTGCTATCTATTAGGGATTCGAACCCTTTAACTTCATTACCTACATCCCCAGATTTCTCCGAGTTCTCCTTAACATTCGTCCTTGGAGCGGTCTTCCTACCTGATGCATTGCTTTAACCCTTTAGCTTGATATTTCAGCCATAAAGTTGGATTGATTACCAACAAATGAAGTAACAGTAAACTTATAGTTAAGTACCATTTTACAAACGACCTAACACTACCCAGAAAATTAGTAACAATCTAAAATCTACTAAGGCTAGAAGTCTCCCGGAGGAAACTAAAAATACCTTTTTGAATCTAAATTGCCATGGATGACCCTAACAAGTAAAAGCATTGGGTCCTCTGCCGAAGCAAAGAGTGTTAAACTTTATTCCCCTGTTAGAAGGAATTATTCAGTCACACTTATCTAACTAGGCGGCCACCCAGTTAGTCTCTTTCAATATTTCAAATAACGTTTATTTCTAAATTCTAAACAAAGATAAGAAATGTTTTTCAATTTGTCAAGTTTATTCTAATATTTTTTGATTTATTTCTAAATATTTTGCTGGAACGTGGTTTGTAAGCCATACTCCATTGGTTGATTGATAGAATTTAAACCCATCTTCAACCATCTTACCAGCTAATACATTAAATATAACTGGTGTACCATGTCTTTTTCCAACAGCAACGGCTGTTTCAACATTAGTACTTAAATGAACATGGTCTCTAGTTAATTTAGCTAAACCCATTTTCATTATAGAACCAACACTTTGTTTACCTGTACCATGATATAATATATCAGGTGGTGTTATTGTTTCATATTTCAAATCAACACCCAATGAGTGTCCTTGACTTGCTCTTATTTTGGTTTTCTTTTCATTGAACTCAAATCGTTTCTTATTGTTGGTTTCAACAATATCTTCTAATTCTTCCATATCGAAAGGTCTACCATGTTTCTTCATCTTAGAAATCAAGTCTGAAACGTTAACCCATCCACTTTCGTCTAGGGTTAACTCAATTGTCTCAGGCTTATGTCTTAATATAAGACTTAAAAACCTATCATTACTTCTTTTATTTTTCATAACATCTCTTTAAATAGTTCTAGTTCCATTTGTCCTATTTTCCTACCCATTTCAGGTCCCGGCTTAATACCTAGTTTCTCAACATCAGCACCAGTAACCGATAATTTAAATTGTAAGAAAGCGTTAACTAATTTAACATCCATTTGGTTCCATTTAGCAAATGCTATTATCTCTTTATCAGTTATCTTAGATTTACCTTGAGACCTTTTCGCATTGAATATTAAATTAGGTTCAAAATTCCTGAATGATTGTAAGAAGTAAATCTTACCAATCTCATCACTTGTATATGTTAACTTGTTTAACGCAAATTTCACAGCACCAGCATCATTGCCTTGTAATATATGTGCTAACAAAATAACTGGGTTTCTTTCCTCAATAAAGGTGTTTACACCTAATTTACCCATCACATCACCGAACATACCGTAGTGTTGGATTAGTTGTAAGAAGAACTTAACTGATTTAGCTGTTTTAACGCCTTTTAAGAACTCATCTCTGATTCTCTCTGGTGATATACCATCTAAACTATTATCCTGTTTAAGGGCCTCATTTGTCGCTGGTTCAAGTCTTGAACCGAATCTAGCAGCGAATCTAATTGCTCTTAGTTTTCTAAGTTTATCTTCAGCGAATCTTTCATCAGGTGAACCAACAGTTTTAACAACACCGTTCTTGATATCTTCGATACCACCAACAAGGTCAACTATCTGAGCCTTATCAATATCATAGAACAAAGCGTTCATAGTTAAATCCCTACGTTTAACGTCTTGTTCGATTGAAGTGAATTCAACTGAATCTGGTCTTCTACCAGAACCACCAATACCTATAAATTCTTTAAATTCATTAGGTAATATTTCTTTAGCTATTTCTTTCCAATTATCCATTTATACAAATTTAATAAAAATAATTTACAATACCAAATTTAATTTTCAATAATATCTAAACCCTTGAAAACCTTTCATTAGTATTGGGTCTATGTTATGAAATGGTCCTGACCTTTCGATGAATTTACCAACCCATTTCTTACCAGTTGTTGAGCATGTGAATTCTTTTTCCGATAACCCAACTACTTCCATCCAACCTCTAATAAAACCATCATGAACTAAATAACATTTACACCCAACATTTATTTTAGGAAAATTATTGACTTTAAAGTTAATAATTTCTTCACCACCCTTAACTTTATCTAACTCTTTTTCGTATTCAACCCATTTAACACTTTTAGGTAAAGTTATTATTATATCCTTTTTAATATTTAAAGATTCTCTAAGTTTTTCCCTTATTATCTTTTTCATTTCCCTTGTTTTTAACCCAATACCCATAAACTATACCACCAACAATACTACCTTCCGAATTGTAATGACCACAAAAATGGCATGGTTCACATCTATAAGCACCGGGGTGTTTATGACAATCACAATAACATTTATTATCTGAATAACTCATTTCACAAATTATTTTATTTTCCATTTAAAACCACCACAAGTGTTACGACCACCATTAATTACTGTCCAAATATTACCTTGACTTAACCCAAGTTGCTCGGCAGCGTATTTAGCACTTCTCCACTCATTTATTACCTTATTACCTTTATCTAATTGTAAAACAGGTTGAGCATTCCAACTTATAGTACCTTTTTTAGTTTCAGATATTTGTTTTTTAGTTTTATCACTATGTTTATTACCTGTATTTCTACCCGGTTCACCCCTTAATGAATCACTAATTTTCCTCTTACCTTCATCTGAATGTTTATAACCTTTCCTTTTCTTACCAGCTTCAGATATTTTCTTTTTAGCTTCCTCGGTGTGTTTACACCCTAATGAACCACATTCACCACCCTCCGTCATATTGGTTAATTTACAACCATCACCCTTTAATTTAGCAATCCAAAATATTTCCCTTTTATTTAATGTGGAAATATCACACTCTTCTATTAATTCAATCTTCAATTCATTTAATAAACCCTTATCTTCTAATTGTATTAACCAACTATTTTTATGACTTGGGTTTCTTCTTTTATTATATTTATGTTTATAAAGCCTCTTATTTAATTTTTGTACCGTTTTACCAATATATCTAATTTCACCATTTATCGGACAAATTAATTTATATATATAACCTTTTCTCATAATACCTTTTATTATAAATATTATAAGAAAGTTCTAAATGTCGCTATTTCATTAATTTATTTTTAAATAAGTTATATTTATCAATATTTTTACTTTTTAAATATTCTAAAAAAGAATCTAAATCTTTTTTAGGTTCATTATATACGTCAGCACGGAATGTAGCAATCTCATATTCATCATTCGCTGTTAAAGCGTTGATAACACCGAATGCTTTCCCGGTTTCTAATATATTTGTAATGAAATCCTGACCTTTAAGAATTGATATTACTTGTTCAGGAGTAGCGTTAGTCGCTAAATCATAGTCTTTAGGGTCTTTACCCACAAGAGCGTCACGAATAGAACCACCAACAAGGTATAGCTCGAAGTTATTTCTTTTAAATACAGCATCGATTTTTACTATGTCTTCTGGTAAGGCTAATTTAAAATCAACTCGCTTCTCAGTGAGTAAACCTTCTCTTAATAATTTTTTTATGTTTTTTTTCATAACTTATAAATATATCAACAAAGATATAAAAATTATATGGATTATGCAAATTAATATGTAAAATTATTTAAAGTTTGGAAAGGTTTATTTAATGCATTAAGAGCAATTTCAACTTCCTTAAGACAGTCGTTAATACCACCACCACATACTAATATGTTATTATATGTTATTATTTCTTCCATTAAATCAGGTACCCATAAACAATCATCAGATATTTCTAACAAATCTCTTACATCATTACCACCATATTCATCAATGAAACCATTCCAGAATTCTTTATCTAATTCTCTACTATCATTAACATCGTTAGCTATCATATACTTAACAAGATTAGAGATACTATCTTCATCTATACCACTATCCCTACAATATCTAAAAAATGCGTAACCTTTATCATAATAATGAGCATTATATACAATTTCTTCTTCTAAACCATTATCATACCACCAGTTTTTGTAATCATGAATATCAATCATACCTAATGTCTCAGCACCATTATAAAAGAATGTTAGATTATTTAATTCTGTATAGTTTTGGTTGAGATAATCTATAAATTCTGGTAACCAATATATACCATCTTGATATTCTGGTTGAACATCAACAACAACTAAATGTTTACCAGATGAGAAATTACCACCAGATATTTCTACTATCCGTTTAACTTCTTCATTTAATAATAACTTACTCTTCCTCATTATTCGTAGATTTCTGGATGTAGTTCACCAAATTTTCTCATCATAACACCTGAGAAGGTGTTTGCTTCATTTTCATGTTCTGAACCATCATTACCAGAATCAGGTCCTAACACACCATCTTGGTTTTGTTTTAAATGTTTAAGTTCATGAGCTATACTTCTTAAGATATCTACAATGTGTCTACCTTTGATATAAATGAATATCTCATTGTTAACTGTATCAAAAGCTGCTGTTGTTCTTACCTTTTCTGTTTTATTACTTAATAAATGAACCTTAACCTTACCAACTATAAAAAGTTCCGCACAACATAGTGTGATAAGCTCTTTTATTAGCGCACCATTGTTGCTAATATCTTCTCTTAATAAGGATTCTCTTAATATGGTTTTGATTTTACTCATTTTACTTTGGAAAGTTTTAATAAAACATCTATTATATGTAATAGTTTAATACTATTTATTGGTTTAGGTAAATGAGCTATAGCACCAACATCATAAGCTTTTGTAGAGGAATCATCACTAGCTGAACATATAATTACATCTACATCTGGATTAATAGCTTTAAGATTTACTAGTGTTTCATAACCGTTCATTATTGGCATATTAATATCCAATATTACTAAGTCTATTTCATTTTTTTGGTATTTACTTAAACCCTCTAAACCACTTCTAGCTGATATTAGATTAGAGTTTGTTCTCTTAAGTATCGCCCCTATTAATATATGTGTTACCTCATCATCATCTATTAATAGAATATTCTTTTCGTTAAAATTCTTAAACATAGTTAACTTCCATTATATACATAAATATAACAAAAAAGCCCTAAATCTAATTTAGAGCTTTTAATTTAATATCAGTGTTAATATTTTTGATTAATCCATTTAATTGTATACTCTAAAGTCCATTAAAATATTACAGAAAGTTCTAACTCTATTATCTAAAACTTCTAATGTGGAGTTGTTCATTATGATGAAATCACACACGGCCCACATATCAATATTGAATGAATCTTCAGGTTCTAGAGGTTTTCTAGGGTCATATACACCAATAATCAAATCGAATAACCCTTGTTTAATTGAAGCTTGAATCTCATCGTCACTTCTCATTCCTAGATACATATCATTGTGTTTAAGAATCTCAGCCGCTAATTTGGCTTTATCGGGTGTATTAAATTCGGATATTTTACGGTGCCAAACTGCTCTCATGTTATCTTCCTCATACTGAGTATGTCTATCCTCGAAACACTCTTCGAATGATTTATAACCGTATTTCTCTTTTAAGTCCTCATAAAGGAAAATTTCTGCTGCTGCTAAAGATGAGCTTTTAAAGGTTAAACCAGCCCATTTATTAATCATTTCACCAACAGTGTCCTTTCCGTGCCTACCTGAACCTATCACAAGTATCTTAATATCAGGTTTATACCTCCATATAAAACCATTATGTGTTTTTCGATTACCTTTACAACAAACAACTATTTTACTAGAACTAGACCCAGTATTTTTTTCAGCATCTAATATACAATCCCATATTTTTATTAATTCACCATTTAAATCAAATTGATTAACACTTTTTCTATTAATTGCTGGTTTACCTTTTCTCATATTATTCATACTTATTTTACTTTTAGTTTCTTCAGAATGTTTTTTACCTAACCAAGATTTATGACCTTTTTTAAAACTAGTTTCATTAGCAAATGTACAACCATCACCACCACTTGTATAGTTAACAAGTTTAAAACCCCATGTTTTCATTTGACTAATCCAATATTTCTCCCAGAATTGCCATTCATCTATTGGTACTATATCTAATATATTTATTATTGGTTTTAAACCTTTTTTTCTTAAAGATTCAACCCAATTCTTTTTATATGTTTGATGTTTTCTAGCTCTATTTAAATGGGCTTTATATCTTTCATCAACCCTATTAGCTTTTCCAACGTATCTAACTTCATTAGTTATAGGTCAGTTAATGTGTAAATGTTCGTTGTTTCCATAATATTCTTTCATAATAAATATCATGGGATTCACAAAAATTACAAGGCCATGTCTACCGTGACCTAAAACTAAGATTTTTTTATTCATGAAACAAAGATACGAACTTTAACTTTAAAAAACAAGTTAATATTTATATAATATGAAAAAACAAATCAAAATATTATTAAGGGAAGGTTTACTTAGAGAGTATTCTGATGATTTTAACACTATTATAAGTAACACACCTTATGAAATTTATCAGATGATAAAACATCGTGAAAAGATTGGTTTTAAATTGATACCAAAGGTGCAATATAAGAATGCTCTTATTGAATTCATGAAGTACGGTCAATTTATGAGGTTCCCAGAGAAAATAATCTTTAAATGGAAAGATTTATTATTAGAAAATATTGGTAAACTATATACTATAAACACTATTAATGGACATGACACACATTTTCCAGTAGATGAATTTCTGGATGTATTTGATTATAACCATGAAACTGGTGAAGATGGTGCCGGTGAATACTCTGCATGGTTAAAAGAAAAGGGGTTAATAGATAGAAGTGATAGAACTGATTGGGAAAATCACTCTGAATTCTTAAATACCGTTTACAATTATGATGAATTCTTACCACAATTTAGTAATGGTCAACACATGATATCTGATTACGGTACTAAACCACTAGTTGAATTAGGAATAGAAATGGATACTCAAGAAACCCCAGAAGAAATTATCGTTACAATCAATAAAATATTAGATGTTGCTCATCAACGTAGTGACCTAGCTGAGATATTCATAGAAGGTGGTAGTGAATCACTCTATGATATCAGTAATAATTAAAAAACACCACCTAATATTAGATGGTGTTTTTTGGTCGGGCTAACTGGATTCGAAAATGGTTTTTGGTAAAATCTCTCATATTTATTAATGTGAAACCATTATATACTAAAGATACTTTTAATTCATATAAATCAACTGATAAGTTACCATTAGAGTGTTACCAATGTGGTGAAGTATTCTATAAAGAAAAGAAATCAATTAAATTTGAATTAGCTAATAATAGAGGTGAAAATAAATATTGCTCAAGAGAGTGTTATAAAAAAGATAAAACTTTAACATTTAAAACTAATTGTACACATTGTGGTTTAGAAATTTATAAAGCACCACATGAAATAAAAAATTCTAAATCGGGTAATATATTCTGTTCCAAATCCTGTGCTGGTACCTATAATAATAAACATAAAACATATGGAACTAGACGCTCTAAATTAGAAATATGGTTAGAAGAGCAACTCACTCAATTATACCCAGAATTACACATTGATTATAACGGTAAAGAAGCTATTGGTTCTGAATTGGATATATATATACCTTTATTAAATTTAGCAATAGAACTTAATGGAATATTTCATTATGAACCAATATATGGTAAAAATAAGTTAGGTAAGATACAGGAGAATGATTTAAATAAATCTAAAGTCTGTCACGATAATAAGATTGATTTATGTATTATAGATACATCACAACAAAAATACGTTAAAGAAAGCACGTCCAAAAAATATCTTGATATTATAATCAAGATATTAGATGAACGACTGTTAACTTCTTAGTCACCAATTAAGGTGTGCAGTAACCACTACGTGCAAGTGAGTTAACTTTGGTTACTTTGGGCTAACTGGATTCGAACCAGCGAGTTCCTAAAAACATGGGATATGAGCCCACTCCAATTGACCACTCTGGCATAGCCCAATATACGGGATTTTCACCCGTTTTATATTAATGTAGTAATTCTATGTTACCTCTTAATACTTTCTTTAAACTTACTTTTTTATTGGTTATATGGTCAATGACTAAATCATCTTTTACCCTATAAGTCCTACGTTTATCACCACGAGTACCTTTACCAATTTGTTCCCTTCTATTATCAACTTCACTTTGATTAAATTTAGCGAAATGAATCGCTTTAATCCTTTTTTCCATTTCCTCCCAAGCAATTTCTTCATTT